GTTTATATCTTCTTTCAAGAAACATGCAACCTGTAGGAGATAATTTCTGGCAAGGTATGTAAGATGAGCACGGTTCAGATGTCAATTGCAGCAATGAGTGCTGTGGTTGTAACAGCAGGGTTGTTTTTAGCGATGATGTATGTTATGATGGATGAAGATTAAGAGATACTTAATCTTATAATTAATATTGAACACGCTAGTATGCTAGAAACAATGAAGTATTTTCACATTTACTTAAATGATAAATGTTTGTTCAAGAATTTAAACCAAGAAGAATTTGATGTGGTATGGGGACGGATATACCATTCATATTTTAAAGACGAACTAACGTATGTGGAATGTATAGACGACTCATGTATACAAGGTAAAGTAGAAGAGCATTCCTATTGAAAAATTTTGATACAAAAAAGCATTTAAAATATCTTAAACAACTCAAGAGAGATTTAAAAAGACATCCCAAACATAAGATCCCTAAGCATCCCTTTGCAAAATATGGGTATAAATACCCAACTTTTGAGGGTTGACAAATTCTTAACAAAACTTTATAATAAATAACATGGTGAGGATTTCCTCACTTAGCAATGGACTCGAAAGGATCGCCATCCAATGCAAACTGCTTTTAACCGAGACCTGTGAGCAGTATAAGCAATAGTCTCTCATATCCAGAAGTGAAGGGATTTCTGGAAATAAGTTTCGCATCTAACCCTTGATGCCCTACTTAAAAACGTCCTACTAATGACAACTTCAAACATTACACGCAGACAAGGTGGTCTTCTACAAGGTTGGCCTGAGTTCTGTGAGTGGGTAACATCTACAGACAACAGAATCTATGTTGGATGGTTCGGTGTACTCATGATCCCATGTCTGCTAACAGCAGCAGCATGCTTCATCGTTGCTTTCATAGCAGCACCTCCTGTCGATATCGACGGAATCAGAGAACCAGTTGCGGGTTCTTTCATGTATGGTAACAACATCATCTCAGGTGCAGTTGTACCATCTTCAAACGCAATCGGTCTACACTTCTACCCAATATGGGAAGCAGCAACTCTAGATGAGTGGTTGTATAATGGTGGTCCTTATCAGTTAGTTATTTTCCACTTCTTAATCGGTATCTCAGCATACATGGGAAGACAATGGGAACTATCATACAGATTAGGTATGAGACCTTGGATCTGTGTTGCTTATTCAGCACCAGTATCTGCAGCATTCGCTGTATTCCTAGTATACCCATTCGGTCAGGGTTCTTTCTCAGACGGAATGCCTTTAGGTATCTCAGGTACGTTCAACTTTATGTTCGTGTTCCAAGCAGAGCACAACATTCTAATGCATCCTTTCCACATGGCAGGAGTAGCAGGAATGTTCGGTGGTAGTCTCTTCAGTGCAATGCACGGTTCTTTAGTTACATCATCTCTAATCAGAGAAACTACAGAAACAGAGAGTCAAAACTACGGCTATAAGTTCGGACAAGAAGAAGAAACATATAACATAGTAGCAGCACACGGTTACTTTGGTCGTCTTATCTTCCAGTATGCTTCTTTCAACAACTCAAGAAGTTTACACTTCTTCCTTGCTGTATTCCCTGTAGTATGCGTATGGTTAACATCCATGGGTATCTGCACAATGGCATTCAACCTAAACGGTTTCAACTTCAACCAATCAGTTGTAGATGTTAACGGTAAAATCATCCCAACATGGGGCGATGTTCTTAACAGAGCAAACTTAGGTATGGAAGTAATGCACGAGAGAAATGCACACAACTTCCCACTAGACCTAGCATGTGCTGAGTCTACAGAGGTTGCTTTAACTGCACCATCTATCGGTTGACAATAAAACTACATCATGCTATACTGAGGGTCTTAAAAAGAGACCCTCTTTTTTTATACATAAAAATAAAAACTCATGGATATAAAAATCTATACCAATGAAGGATGTATCTGGTGTACTAGAACAAAAGAATTGATGGCGAGAGCGAACGTAGAATATACTGAGGTTAAGTGGGCAGACTTAGGAATTGAAAGTCAACTTGCATTAAAATCAAAGTATGGTAAGCAACTAAGTGGTTTTCCTGTGGTCATCATAGATGATGAGTTCATTGGTGGACTCATTGAGACCGCTAAATTATTTCTTAAGAAAGGATTAGTGACATCTAGTAAAGGTTAATGGAAGAAATTAAAATAAATAAAGGTATAGAACTCATGTTAAGGAGGGCGAAACCGAAGTCCATTGAACCTACCCGCAAAGGGATACTTATAAACAAAGTGTTTATCCTCCTAAAACGAAAAGTCTACTTCAACTTTGAACTTAGGTGGCAACAGGAAAAAATTAGTTCGGAGTTGAACAATGACTGAAACAATGATGATCTTTATGTCAGTAACCACATCCTTTATCTTCCTAGCAATAGGAGTGTTAGCAGGATGGACAGCAAACGAGGTTAAACATGACCAACTTTATGCAAAGGAGATAGAAGAAAATGCCATGCACCCAGAAATGTATGATAATAATGGATACATTCTAAACGAAGAACTATTATCTGTTAGGTTCACTGATCCTGAGGATTTAGAAGACTAATAAATATTAATACGGAACAATAATAATTATGCAATTGTTACTAAATGAAGTGCTACAAAAAGTAAGCAACGCAAAAACTAAAGCACAGAAAATAAAATTACTACAGGAATATAATACTCCTGCGTTGAGGTCTGTCTTGATCGCTAACTTTGATGAGAGTGTAATCTCTATGCTCCCTGATGGAAACGTTCCTTACAAACCAAACGATGCACCAGAAGAAACTGAACACACGAGACTTGTACAAGAGTATCGTAAACTATATCTTTTCTTCAAGGGTGGTGCGAGTGTCTCACAGACTAGAAGAGAAACTCTATTCATACAATTACTAGAAGGTCTTCATAAAGGAGAAGCAGAAGTGTTGACTCTTATGAAAGACAAACAAATAGGTAAGCGTTGGAAGATTACTAGAGCATGTGTGGAGGAAGCATTTCCTTCAATCGAGTGGGGAAACCGTAGCTAATGACCACATTGAATATTCTAAAAGAAAATTGTGATCCTAAAAAGGATAACAATTCTACACTACCATACAATGCATACCTTGTTCAGTACAAGATAGGTGACAAGGAAGAATTGAGATGGGATCTTACTATGGCATATAAAATGTCTGAAATATTTGATCATTACTATGACAAATATAAAAATGTTCTAGCAATAGTTCAATCTGATGGTAAAGTTCCTCCTAAATTATGGAGAGATCCAAGTCAAAAAGAACCACCAAAAGGTAAAAAGAAAAAATGATTGCAGAATCAGAGAAGTCATATCCAACAGGTATGTGGGTAATATTCTACAGAAGGTTAGATGATCCTAATGTATGGAAGACCATGAGATACCAGAGAAATGATGGAGTTCTTGTGTCTGCAGATACTTATGATAATGTGTTTAAGTTTCGCAGATATAAAGAAGCATTTGATTTTGTAAGAGAATTAATCTTTACAGATCCACCAGTTTATGACGCTACAGTGAAGAGGATTTGTAAGGCAGGAGGAACAGATTTTTATTTGTCAGTAAATTAAGATATAATTAAGATGCCATTTTGTAGTGGTTAATACTAATTGACATTTCTAAATAGTTATGTTAGTATTCTAACACGTTCATCCAAATGCATAGTCTAGCACTACTAGTACTTCTATTCGCTGAACATGACGCTACTCATTGGGAAATGTCATGTGACGAATGGAATCAAGCAAGGATTGAGATACTCAGCGATGAGAATCACATCCAAGATGCTAAGGAGTATCTTATTGATTACTTCTATACCAAGGTACCAGACCAAGATTGCAGACCATGGAGCATTGGACGCAAGTAGGCCAACTCGGAACGGATCGTTCATCTCCCTAGGGAGACGCAAAAGTCTGACTGAAGGAACGGAAACACGGATCCCTCGCAAGAGGTAAAGGTGCAAAGTCCACTTACTTTAGGAGAAACCAAATGGCACAAGTCACATACAGAGGTGTAGCATATGACACCGAAGAGTACAACAATAAGGTACTCGAAGAGGCAACTAAACGTCAAAGACATGAATTAATGTACCGTGGCGTTAAAGTTCAGCGTAAGATGATAGGAGCTTAGTACAATGGTAGAAACACTACAGATTGTCGGGATCATATCCTTGGGTTGCGTTGCCTTCCTCGCTATCATCTATAGCGAAGTTCAATTACTAGAACAGAGGTAGTAACCATGCTAAGGATCAAGGTTGATTGGGCAAGACCCACTCTTCCAGAATTTGATCCTGTTAAGCACGATCCAGAAAGAACGTTTGCATTCTTGACCTATCGTGGTGTTAATTACGCTAAATGGGTTTATTTAAAAGTCCACTTTAACGCTATCAAAGACTGGAAGATCACATCTTAAACAAGTGCCTATGAGTATAAACTCGTAGGCATTTCTTTTTGTTAATCTTTATATAATATTTGCTCTATCGAAAAATAAATAGTGGTAGAATTCAGAGGTAATAGAGATGAATTAAACCTCCTCTTATTATGAAAAAATTTATGGAGGAATATGCATAATTTAATACCGCACAGTCAGTTAGATGGTTGGCAACACAATCACTACCAGTCTCACGATGATATGTTAGATGATTATTACGAGTGTCTAATCGAGTGTGATACACACCAAAACGAATGCAAACGAATTTGTAGAGAAATTCTACAGTAATTAAAAGAGGGGTTGACCCCCTCTTTTTTTGTGGTATAATACTTATACTACTAATATAAATATGGATAGAGGTAAGTTAAAAAATATCGTCAAGAGCTTGCAATCTTTATTAGATGTGTTAGAATCTGAAGTATACTCTGACGTAGATGCGTACAGCACCAACGGAAACAGTTCCACTTATACACAAGGGAGAGATGACGATGATGGATACCCAGATTAATTATTCAGATGAGATGATGCGTTTCAGAAGAGATGCTATTCTATCTCTAAAAGAATTTGGTTTCGGAAAAGATATCTATGAATTTTGTACTGACTGGGTGCTAAATCATGAGACTACCCAAGGAATACGAGAAGCGTTCAAAGAATATGAGACTCAAAGACCAAATCAAATTAATCAAATCAGCACTTAAACAAGATCAGTTGTATTCTGATGTAGAAATACACTACATGAAGAAGCAACTTAACAATGCAAAGCATGAACTTAAACTTAAAAAACTAAGGAGAAAGAAAGGATTTAATAATGAATTCAGTAAAACTGATAACCGTGACACCCAACGCAGAGGAGACGATGGGTTACGTAGCGAGAGTGAGCAACCCCAAGAATCAGGAAAACCCTGATGTCGCAGGACTCCTTAAGTATTGTATTAAACATCAACACTGGTCTGTATTTGAACAAGCACACATGACTCTAGAAATAGAAACAACTAGAGGTATTGCTGCTCAGGTTTTAAGACACAGATCATTTACATTCCAAGAGTTTAGTCAACGCTATGCAAATACTAATTT